CATGACTCTCCTCAAACAACGTTTCTTTAGATCAACGGCTTAAATAACCAACGTTATTAAGCAATCGACCAAGAGAAGATGCTGTATAGACAAAACCGGTAAAAGCGTCGCGATAATGGACAGTACCTCCTCGCGCTAACTGGGGGAGCAAGTAATCTCGCTCCACCAGAATTCGCGCCCAGGCCTCGGCTTTTTCCTTCCCTAAAAGGGGAGTTAAAATCTTAACCTGGAGAGAAACGGGAAGACGATCGGTTGCTGAGGACAAATCATAAGAAAATGCCTTAGGAACCCGATACGCTTTCACCATCATCTCTGAAAGTTTAGCCTCCAGCTTCCCCACTTGGTTAAAAGTCGCATCTTCGGAAAGACTCCGAAGAAGAGACTGTAGAACCTTATGGAGAGGGTGGAGCAACCACTGAGACCAAGCATCAACCATGGCGAAGACACGGACTTTCCCCGCCGCCTCCTCCTTCAATCCAAGCTTACCTAACGGAGGGTAATGACCACTAGTTTCACTAGCAGTCATCCCTTTACCCGAAAGGTCAACCTGGGCTGCAAGAGGGACGGAAGGGCCCGTGAACATCGAAACCCGACGCATACACCCGAGAAACTCAGCCATATCCCGGTGACCTCTTATATAAGTAACCATGGCCCCTTGAAGGGACACATAGATATTGAATAAGAGATAAGCCGAGTAAGCGAGTACCCGGGGCGCGGTCGAGATGGTGCTACGTACCGTTTCAACATACTTCAATCGCTTGAAAGTATATCTCCCAGTACCAATCGGAAGATCCTGAGTTAGAGGAGAACTTTTTCCAATAGGGAAGAAACGAATGGGTTCCTTCTGAAATTGGAGACGGTACTTCTCTAAACCCAGTTTCGCTCAAAAGGTATTGATAACACCTTTAAGCTCCTTATTCCCAGCCTCACCGAGTTTTTCAACTCAGTCGAGACCGGGGGTCAGGATAGACGATAATGATACCTGGGCTGGAAACTCTAGGATCCTGTAAAGGGAAACTAGAGAAGTCCAGAACCGGATCGCAACAACATCAC